TAATTCATTTAAAATGATTTCAAATCCAGCGGCACGTTGATAAAGACTAGCAACCAGTCCTCTTTTCTTAGCACTGACGTTGACATTTAAAAAAGGTTTGTATTGATTTTCAAATCGGTCAGACCATTCACTCATATCATATCCTTACACAAAGTTAATAGTATCAACATACAATTGCCGAGGGTCATTTTTAACCAGTTCTGCCCATTCAATCATGGCGTCGATACTGAGTGTTTTTCCTTTTCTCAGCGCATAGGAAGTCGTGAATAAATGGAAAAAGTCATCCAGTCGGTGCATGTCAAAATTGTTTTCTGCTAGTAACACAGGGCAAAACTCTAGGATCACCAAACAGTCCTGGGGTAGATTTTTCATAGTGTTCACAGCGCCATCTATCACATATGGTTCCCAGCCCTGCACATCCATTTTTATAGCACGGATTTCATGTGCGCGATCGCCAATCACTGTGTCCAGTGTGGTTTGCTTTACTGTGACAGATCCAGCAGTTGACACTCTAGTGTCACCATAGTTTTCTGGATTGTAGTTGATAGTTATGGTAGATTCTGTATCGCCCAAGGCTGCTTCAAACAAATGTGCTGCCGGGCAGTTTTGTTTGAGTACCTCAAAGTTCCTAGGGTCGGGTTCAAATGCAAACACTTCTGCTTGTTGAAGTTCGGCTATTTTGCTGTACCAGCCGATGTTGGCACCTATGTCCACCACAAGATCACCTGGGCGGATGTGATCCATCCATATTTGTGTTATGTCGCCCTCCCAGCCGTTGTGCTTTAGTATTTTCCTGCTGACCATTCGGTCCGCCCTGGGGTCGTGTATATAAAAATCAAAATTACGATTGTGGCAGTTGAGATTAAGTTTGTGCATAAGGAATATTTTCAAATAAAAGTCGCTGATCAAACTCTATCAAAGAAAGATTCAGGGTTGATCTCCAGCCCACATATCTTGGATATTCTCTCCAGGTATGGCGTGTACGGTTCAACAGATCCGTGGAATTATCCATTCGATCAGGCAAATAGAAAAACCCATTCACTCCACAGGTATCCACTGTGAAGAATTCATAACCAAACTGTTTGAGCAGTTGTTGATATGCACTCAGACTGGATCCACAGAATGCTACTTTGTATTTGTGCAAATCAGGACGCACAGCGCATACCCAGTCCGATCCGTAATAGCTCAAGTATTCCAAGCACATCACAGCAGGGCGGAAGTTGTAGTTGTACAGTAGATCTTTAAGCACCCAAAAATCAAAACTATCAATGTCCAAGCTGAAAAAGTCCGGAGTGTGTGTGGGCCATGTATCTACTAACGAATCAAGTTTGCCCGGAGTCACGGCACAGGTCCTGTGTTCATAGTTAGCATGTAGCCATTTGGTCTCATGCATATCGTGCCCGATGCCACGATAACCGCGATTCTCAATGAGATTGCGGATCATGTTCTGTTCGCCTGTTCCGGATCCTATTTCTATGGCCCAGTAGTCAGGATGTTGTATGCGAGAACATAACAAATCAATTATGCCATCTTCTCGATGTTGTGAACTGAACTGATACTCGTATGGCAGGAAGTCTTCGTCCGGATATGGTAACGGGGTCGTCATAATGTATTTACCGTTATATACGCCGATAAATATTTCTATGAAAAACATCACAGAACGCCCCTGGGGATACTATCAAGTGTTGCATGAAGTTGGCACGCATGTCAAACTCAAAGAACTCACGGTCTTGCCCGGGCAACGACTCAGCATGCAGCGTCATGAGCGCCGTGCAGAATTTTGGTTCGTAGCCGAAGGGCAAGCCACTGTTTATACTGTAGATCCGCACAGCACAGAATATGAGTTAATGGAAAAGCCGCAGCAGCACGAACATTGTTGGATTGAACTAGGAGCGTGGCATCAACTGTGCAATGACACTGATCAGCCATTGAAGTTAATTGAAATCCAATACGGTGAAGACTGTGTTGAAGAAGATATCGAGCGCAGATGAAACCCATTCCTGTATTTGTGGGATACGATCCTAGAGAAGCCATCGCTTATCATACCTGTGTGAATTCAATCATACGCAATAGCAGTCGCCCAGTGGCCATAGTGCCAGTGGCGTTGAACTTGTTTAAAGAGTATTCAGAAACACACACAGATGGATCAAATCATTTCATTTACACACGCTTCTTGGTGCCGTATCTCATGGACTATCAAGGCTGGGCTATATTCATTGATGGTGACATGATCCTGCGCGGAGACATTGCCGAACTGTGGGATTTAAAAGACTACACTAAAGATGTGATGGTTGTGAAACATGATTACAAGACCCGGCGCTCAGAGAAGTATCTAGGCAATGCCAACGAAGATTATCCTAGAAAGAACTGGAGTTCAGTTATCTTGTGGAACTGCAATGCCATACGCAATCGGATCCTGACTCCCGAGTTTGTGCAGCAAAGCACAGGTGCATTCTTGCATAGGTTCTCTTGGATCGACGATGAACGCATAGGCGAATTGCCCAAGGAATGGAACTGGCTGGATGTGGAGTACGAGTGGAACCCACTAGCAAAACTTGTGCATTACACGCTAGGAACACCTTGTTTCCATGAGTTTGCCGACCAGGGCGACTTCTGTGATGACTGGCACAAGGAACGTATCCTAACAGAATACTGTCAACAGAGGTTGACTCAATGAGTGGATGGATCTTTCTCAGCAAAGGCGGTGAGGACGAGTATATAAACATGTTGGCCGAGAGTGCTGGCATGAAGCCCACAGATTCAGACTACTTTGATTACAAATATGACATAACTATGGATCGCAATCAGTTGGTATTGCGCGGCATTCTCAAACACAAGATCATGAAACAGTGTCTGGCAGATCACAACAATTTCTATTTCATGGATTCCGGTTATGTGGGCAACAATGTAGGCACACGCAACAGCCAAGGTATCAAACATTATCACAGGATAGTACGGAATGATCTACAGCATACAACCATAACACCCAGACCCAGTGATCGTTGGGATCGATTGGGTGTAAAGATACATCCAAGACGGTATGGGCGTGCAATCATTGTAGCGGCACCGGATGAAAAGCCCTGCAGATATTATGGTATAGATCAACAGCAGTGGGTGCAAGAAACTGTGGATGAAATAAAAAAATACACAGATCGTCCTGTGGTAGTTCGAGAGCGGGCGCCAAAGAGAGAAGATCGAGTATTAAAAGAACCCTTGAGCCAAGTGTTGGAACAAGATGTACATGCCCTTGTGACCTTCAACAGCGTAGCAGCAGTGGAAAGCATATTGGCAGGTGTGCCGGCGTTTGTGTTAGCACCCAGTCATGTGGCAGAACCTGTGGCCAACAGAGAGTTATCCAAGATAGAAAATGTATTCTATCCAGATCAGGACTTGTTGATGGCATGGTGTCACAGCATGGCCTACGGGCAATATCATGTTCGTGAATTAAAGAACGGAATAGCATTTAGGATGATGCAAGAACAATGAGAGTAATAAGTTATACCGCTACACTGCCTCGAAAAGAGAAGTACACAGAAGAAAGTCTCCGGAACGCCAACGATAAACTTGACACATTGCGATATTTTGCACAAGGTGTGAATGTGGAGGGTGATCAGGGCATAATCGAATCCAACATGAACTATCAACCCAGCGAGGTTGCTGTGATCCTAGGATGGGTACATGAGCATGGCAAGACTGCTGCACATCTACAGTTCCGTCAGGAGATACTGGATGGTCAACGTGCCACAGGTGGTAGGACTGTGATCGCAGACAGTAACTTGTTTCTATACAAGAACCGATCCAATCCTGGCTATTGGCTGCGTTACAGTTATGACGGCATCTTTGCCAACACCGGTGAATACTGCGATCAGACTCCTGATCCTGAACGCTGGGCTCGAATCCAGGAGCATTACAATCTACAACTGCAACCCTGGCGACAATCAGGGCAGCATGTGTTGCTATGCCTACAGCGTGATGGTGGATGGAGCATGGCCGGGTGGGATGTGGTAGATTGGGCACTGAAAAATATAATTGAAATACGCAAGTATAGTGATCGACCCATACGCATACGACCGCACCCGGGTGACAAAAAAGCAAGGAAATACTGTGAGAGACTGTTGAAACTGTGCCAAGGTCGCAGGATCAATCAAGTCATGATCAGTGGAGAAGAGACCAGTCTCATGGATGATTTTATCAACTGTTGGGCTGTGGTGAATCACAACTCCAGTCCGGCTGTGGCAGCGGTGATAGAAGGAATCCCTGTGATCCTAACAGATCCTGTGCGTAGCCAAGCACAGGACATGGCCACACAAGGCATACATCGTATAGAAACTCCACTCATGCCTGACCGTGAAGCATGGATTCAACGAATCAGCCAGTTCCACTGGAGTCACGAAGAACTATGCTCGGGCGCATGCTGGGCACACATGAAGAAATGGGCAACAAAATGATACAGGTGATTACCAGTTTCAATCAACTCTACTACGACCTTATTGGTAAAGATTGCGTGAGCAGTTTCCTAGAGCATTGGCCCAAAGATATTCGACTCACTTGTTATGTGGAAGGATTCAGATTGCCCGAGCACGACCGCATCCGCCAGATTGATTTTTCACAGTTGGATGCAGATTACGAACGATATCAGTTGGATCCCAGTTTGAACCAAAGCATGAAAAAATTTGCCAAGAAAGCATACAGTTTCATGCATGCCATACATCATAGTCCTGCTGAATGGGTAGTGTGGTTAGATGCTGATGTGATCACGGTGAAACACTTGCCCATTGAACTGTTACAAAGAGCATTGAGACCTGATAATTTAGCCACATACATGGGTGTGAGATATGTCACAGACAAAAGCGGCCGCCCAGGAGATTGGTTAGTGCCCGAGACTGGAATCTTTGCTGTGAACACTCGGCATGAAGATTTTGCTGCATTCAGATCTGAATATCGTCGTCGTTACCATGAACGCGATCAGTCCGGCCTGCGTAGATACTATGACAATGATGTGTTTGGTGCGGCGTTGTTGGCTGTGCCCGATGCCGCTGTATTAGATCTATGTGCAGGGTTTGGTAAGAGTTACAAGACTCCGTTGCGGCATACCATACTAGGCGATCACCTCATACATTACAAAGCCAAGCATAGCAAGGCCGAATATGTGCAAGGTGATGTTGACGGCATCTGTGTTGCCGACAACGACTAGTTATTCTTCCAATAAGGTTCGTTTCTAGGACGAATAAGATCCAAAGGCAGACTTTTGCCAGTGGCTTTTCTATTGCCTTTGAGGTGATCCAGATAAGCACCCCAAGCGGTGTTGATCAGTGGATGCCCTTCACCTTTAATAAGTCCATTACTCCAGTTTAGCACTTTCCATTCAGGATGTAGGGCTTGGACTTCTTTTCTAGTCTCATCAAATACCCAGCAATCATTCCATTCGGCCATGGTCATAAGGCGTCCGGAATCATAGGCTAGTTGGAACTCTCGAAGCCATTGTCGGGTAATAGAGTTCTTCAAGTTCATACCATACAATCCACACTCGCTGAACTTCTTTTCTCTGCCTAGGTACGCAAGGCCCACATCCCCAGGCATCTGGAGTACCAAGAATGCTTCGTTCACTCGGGTGTGGCACACCATATCAGCATCCATCCAAAACAGCACATCAGCATTACAGTTAGCAGCAGCATGAAACACACTGTATGCTTTGTGGCTAAAGCGTATGGCATCCCAACGAAATCCCATGCCCGGTGCTTTGCCCTTTTTATCTACAGGTCCTGTGGCCACTTCACCGCGAGCTCTAGGGTCAGGCCCCCATCGTTGTTTGAAAGCCACTATCTCCGGACTGACTTCATGCAAGTTTCTCACATGTAGATTAGCGGCTGTTTGTGTGATTTCACAGTCTTCTGTGTATACGTAAAGATCAACATTGCGAGGCCAATTCTTTAAGAATGTATCAATCATCCGGCTGGCATACTTGTCGTAGCCCGATTGATTGAATGTGGTCACTACTGCGTATTTTGTCATAGGCCTCCAAGTTTGAATAACTATTTAATACAATATTATGACTATCAGTATTTTTAATAGATTTGGTGCGTTAAACTCAGGGCCAGTGTTCGAAGCATTTGCTGCTGGCTGTAAAAAGAACGGCCAACGAGTTACCGAGCACAATTCCGCGGCAGATGTGGCTGTGATCTGGAGTCAGTTATGGACCGGGCGCATGGCTCCTAATCGTGCTGTATGGCAAGAGTTCACCGCGGCGGGACGGCCAGTGATAGTGTTAGAAGTTGGACAACTCATGCGTGGTGTGACCTGGAAGATGGGCATCAACGGTGTGAATGGTCGTGCCGGCTGGATTGAAGGATTTGAGCCTGGGCGTGCCAGCAAACTTTCTGTGAGATTACAACCTTGGCATCAAGGCGATCATATCTTGATAGCCATGCAACGGAGTGACAGTGAACAATGGGCAGGATTGCCGCCAGCCGAACAATGGTTACAACAAACTGTAGATCGCATACGGGCACATACTGATCGTGAGATCGTAGTTCGTCCACATCCTAGACAACGATTAAAACCCATACCCGGTGTTCGGATACAACAACCACAGGCCTTGCGTGGAACCTATGATGAGTTTGATTTCCGCAGCAGTTTGGGTCGTGCCTGGGTCGTGGTCAATGAAAACTCCGGACCAGGTAGTCAAGCCATCATAGATGGTGTACCAGCATTTGTGGGTGCAGACTCTATGGCAGTGCCTGTGGCCAACACAGACTTTGCCCTCATAGAAAAACCACGCATGCCCGAAAGAGCAGCGTGGTTAGAGCAATTGTGTCACACAGAGTGGACACTGGGTGAAATTACATCTGGATTACCTATAGGTAGGTTGTTGAAGTCTCTTTAGATCGGCATCCACCATATCACGGATCATGGTAGCAAAGTTGGTCCGTGGTTGCCATCCTAGTATGTCTCTAGCAGCAGAACTATCACCATGCAGGCTGTAGAGTTCAGCAGGGCGTTTGAATCTTGGATCAGACTTGACCAATGGTTGCCAATCTCCAATGCCTGCATGTCGAAATGCTACATCGCAAAGTTCACCAATGCTGTACTGCTCACCGGTAGCGATCACATAGTCACGGGCTATTGATTGCTGTAGCATCATCCACATGGCTTCTACAAAGTCTCCAGCGAACCCCCAATCTCGTTTGGCATCTAGATTACCTAATGTGATAGAATCAGCAAGCCCTAATTTAATACGGGCAACACCATCTGTGACTTTGCGTGTGACAAACTCTCGACCGCGCAATGGGCTTTCGTGATTAAACAAGATACCCGAACAGGCGTATAGGCTGTAACTTTCACGGAAGTTAATGGTCATCCAATGACTGTACAACTTGCTCACACCATAAGGGCTTCTTGGTCGGAATGGAGTGTTTTCTCCTTGGGCGCCTGCTTCTGTAGCATTGCCAAACATCTCACTGGTGCTGGCCTGATAGAAACGTGTGTTAGGACTGTGACTGCGGATGGCGTTAAGCAAGTTTAGCACACCTATAGAATTTACTTCTGTAGTGAGTTTGTTGAGATCCCAACTAGCACCCACAAAACTCTGTGCTGCAAGATTGTATACTTCTGCAGGTTTGAGTGTTTGCATGAGATGATTCATGTTGTTTTCATCGGTGATGTCACCGGTGATCAACTCGATATCGTTCTCAATGCCCAGCCACTTGATGTTGTCTAAGTTAGGGTTACTGTAGCGTTTCACAAGGCCATAAACATGATAGCCTTTTTCGACCAGTAGTCGAGCGAGATAAGGACCGTCTTGGCCGGTCATGCCTGTTACAAATGCGGTGCGTTTCATAACAGTATGTATCACTCCGAATGGTCATACTGTAATATCTTCCATGCCTGCTGTGCGTAGTCTAACCACATGGCCCATCTGCCATTGTTTGGTATCTAGCCCTTTCATGATGCCCAACCAACGATTGCGTAGCAATGCTACCTCGTTGATTATAGTTTCAAAGTCCACAACCTCATCTTCACCTTCTGCGTACTTTTCAGCATCTCTTGACGTAAGAGCACGGGCATAGCCTTCCAAATACTTCTGGAAGTGTTTCCTGCGTATCTTGCGTAGTTGGATATTGAGATAGTTTAGAACAGCTTCAATCTCTTGTAGTTGATTGAAGCGTTGTTCCGTAATACCGGGCAAAGCAGTGATATTCTTTTCCAGCACACCCGAGATCTTACAATCTCGTTTGGCTGCATCGAGTTCTGCCTCGTAATGGTCTATGAAATCAGGAATGGCCGCCAAGTTGGCCACTACCTTGCTATACCACATCAGTTTTCCCAGTCGTCTTCGTGATAGTCTTCTTCTTCCTCGACATCTTCTTCGTCCTCGTAGGATTTGTCGTCGTCGAGATATGCTGTCAATGCACGTTTGATATCCGGTTCACCTTTAAAAGTTTCTTTGATATCATCCACATCGCAGTCGTTGTCGATCAAGATAGCCACAACTGTTTGGGCTGCTTCATCTCGATCCACTGTGTTTACATATCGTTTGAGTTCTGACCACATTTCGCTGGCCACTGCTACTGCTTCATTCATTCTGCTGCCTCCTCGACAGTAGTTACCTCTTCTTTGTGATTTCCAAAGTCAGCCATAGCACGATCCAAGCAGCCTTCTTCGTTGGCCTCCCACTTCTTGCGGAACTTCTTGATGATCTCGCCGTCGCTGGTCACAAACACTAGGCTGTTGCCTTCTTTCTTTAGCAGATTGCGTTTCTCCATGAGATCCACCATACCGGAAAAAGGACTCATACCTGTTTCGTAAGGAATCTTGACCTGAACACCTTCGAAAGGTTTTGCGTAGCGTGTTTTCATTACTTTACAAGCAGCCCGGATACCCATCACATCCGAGATCTTGTTGCCATCCTCGTCCTCTTTGAGTTTGAGTTTCTTCATGGCCACAACGATTGAACTGGCATAGATGAAGCCTTGGCCGCCGGAGATCTTGTCATCAGGATCAAACATGTCCTGGCTGGCGTATGTGTGATTGGTACAGACCAAGCCCACATTGTATGCACCAAACATGTTCACACAGTTACGAACAAGACTGGTCAGTGCTTTGGGCTTGCGGCCTAGATCACCTTTCATCTCGCCTGCATCAAACTGATTCACGTCGGTGGGTGTGAGCAACATCCCCAATGAGTCAATCACAAACATGACCTTTGGACGCTCGCCGTCGGGCAAGGCCTTGTAGTCGCTCATGAATGTGGAGATGGCTTTGGCCACGTCATCGATCATGGCCATACTGAGTTTGAGCAGTTTTGAATCGCTGGTATCCACACCCAAGGCCTTGAGCCAGTCTTCGTCTAGTGCGTTCTCGCTGTCGATCAACACCACATAGATGCCCTGTGCCTGTGCGTTCTTGATGATGTTGCCGGAGCAGATGTAACTTTTACCTGCACCAGACTCGCCAGCGAACACAGTGACTTTACCCATTGGGATACCTTTGTTAAAGTCGCCGGAGATGAGATAGTTCAAGGCATAGTTGCCTGTTGAGATCCAGTCTGTTGGATCATTGAAACCAATGCTCAATCCTTCGATTGATTTGGTAATTTCCTTACGGAATTTGCTTACGTCAAATGGTTTTCCCATGATAGTTTCCTTTATGCTAATTTGTAAAGTTTTTTGAACATGTTTCGATAACTGTCTTCCGACAAATAACCAGGATGTTGATTGATCTTGTCCTGTAATGTGTTTATCAAAGAGTGTAACATAGATTCTGGAAGATGTCTAATGTTTAGGTAGAGTGGATTCTATCTTTGCAGCGATCTTGGAGATCACTCTGATGTTGTGTCTAGTGATTGCAATATTCATTGATAATAATCCATGTAATCTATACCTCTTAGACTATCCTGCTGATTGATAAAATTTCCTATCTCTATATAATTCCCTGTGCCTGATGCTACCAAGTTAATCAGTTCATCGGGCACATCGGCTGTGAGAGTAAAATGATTTTTGTGCCGGATATTTAAAACTTCCGGCTGTTCTAGCAATGCCCAGGAATGATTTATATTGTTCTTGTTGGTATATGCTTTTATATTTTTCAGATCTCCGATGTTCAATGCCGATACCGTAGTCCAGGTATTTAACTCATGCACACCCATGGTCTTGTATGTGTTAATTGTTTGTTCAACATCTTTCCATTTTATAGGCCATCTCACATAGTCATGAATACGATCTATTCCATCCAAACTAACAGTCACTGTGATCTTGATTCCGCGCTCGATCAACTTGGGCAATACAGTCATTACACGACTACCATTGGTGTTGAGCCGCAGATACTTTACGTTAGGAGGCAATTGATCCAATAGTTTTAAATAATTTGGACTGGCACTAGGTTCTCCGCCATTGATATCTATTCTTGTTATTCTATCCATTGGCAACTGATCAATGCGGGCACTGTTGTTGATCTTGATGTAATTTTTAGATTTTAAACTGCCTATCTTGGTGGACAAAGTATCATTACAGGTATAGCAAGCACTATTGCAGATGTTATCTAATACTCCACTTAACAAAATATAGTCTGATCTGATGGTGCTGTTTGTTGGATGATCATCCAACGCATATTGTCTTATACTTTTATTTCCGATAGATTCGGTTGTCTGGCATCTAACACATTCTGTGGGCCATGAATTATTTTCCATTTTAAATTTGAGATCCGATAGCCATGTGCTGGATTCTAATTCTACCAGGGTGTTAAACTGTTTTGGGTTGACCATATGGCCACAGCGGCTCAGTGTGCCATTGGGATTGAATCTCGCAAAATGATCAGTTCTAGGGCAATACACTTTTAGAAATTAAATTAAATCGTTGGCATATTAGATCAAAGGTTGCTGTGTGTACTGTGCGGTAGTGATCGAGTATCTCTGCCCAGGTCATCTCTGCACCTGCCAGGTCTAACAAAACCTGGTCTAGGAACAACCAAAGTTCCAATCCCGTGTTGTTGGATAACAATTTTTGTCTAAACTCATTGCTGCTTGGTATGACATTGGCACGATTTTGATCTTCGACAATGAGACTAAAATTTTTAAAATCTCTTATTCTAATTTTACTATGTGACGATAGATATCGACTGAGATTCAACAACCAATGGAATTGAGGAACATAGTGTCTGTTTAAAAACTTGTATTGTTTAGCAAACCAAAATGCTGTAGATTGATCCAGTGCTGGATGGTCGCGTTTTAGATGTTGTAGGTATGTGTTTACTCCACTCACATATCGATCTTCGGCATCACGGATGTATACATCTACAAAATCAAGTTGCCGGATTTGTTCGTTAGCCAACAATTTTAGATTGTATTTTTTCTCAAGATTTCTAAGACTGCTGGTACCGTTTTTTTGTATAAGGTAAACCCATTGATTGTGAAGTGGCATTTCTACCACTTCACAATCGTCTGAGAATAAGATAGAATCTATCTCAGTAAGCATTACTGCTTTTGGCGACTACGGATCATGGCCAAGATGTCCTCGGCCTTTTTGTTGCCTTCTGCTGGCTTGGCCACTGGTGCTGTTGCCACAGGAGTATCGTCGTCTTCAAATGCGTCCACGGGTGCCTTGGCCACTAGTGCCTTGACCACTGGAGCGTCTTCATCCACATCCGCTACAGCGGCACCACTAGGTGCTTGC